GACCGAAGCCCAGACCGAATCCCAGACCGAATCCCCGACCGAATCCCTGACCGAAGCCCAGACCGAATCCCAGACCGAAGTCCCGACCGAATCCCTGACCGAAGCCCTGACCGAATCCCTGACCGAATCCCCGACCGAATCCCTGACCGAATCCCAGTCTTTTAGCCAGCGAATTTGTTCATCCGTTGGCTTTTCCACCTTTGGCAACTTAAATGGATTTACAATCGGCTTGATAATTAGCGGCTCGACAATTATCTTGAAGTCCAGCCTGTTTGCCCACTTTTCAGCCGCCTCACTGTCGTCACGATTCGAGTTAATCATGTCGATTTCAAACTTGTTAGTTAGTGGATTGTACTCGTACTTATTGCACACATCCTCACACAAGTTAAACTCTTTGCAGATATGTGAGTGGCTATCCACTCCGCCATCATCGAGGTCTGCCTTGCGATATTCCCAGTCAAGAAAGTAATACTCTGCTGGGTGGTGCGCTGGGTCTGTTACAAAACTAAAAAAGTTACACATTATTTACACTCCTTACCGTACACAATAGGCGGTTCTGGCAGTGGCATCCAGTGGGTGACATTGCCACTATGCCAGCCTTCAATACGCCAATAGTTTTCAACGCTACCAAAACCTTCATAATATTTGTAATATTTGGCAGTCAAAATTTCTCGGTTATTAAAAGCCGCAAGAATTGTTACACGGTCTTCCGGCAGCCTCTCGCTCACCGGTATCCAGCGTTGCGCTTCCTCAAGTTCGGCAATGCGACTTAGCAAGTCGCTCACATTCGGTCTCAGACTGCCATCAGGACAAATTGTTTCCTCCACAAACCACGCGGCTTGCAGACGGTCATTCTCCTCTTCCAACTCGGCAATGCGGGCGTGCAGCGCATCCTCAATCGGACGGGTGTTCCAGTTTGTAACTACTTGTTTTTCTGACCGACCCTCAGTAATTGCGCCGTCACATTTAGAACAATAAATCTCATGTGGCTTTTCATAGTTACCCATTATCTTTATGTAAAACGCTTCGCCCCCACAAAACGGACACGGTTTCAGTTCGCTCATCTCATCCTCCTAAAACGGCACTTCTTCCGCCGGCTCGTCCTTGCCCGACAGAAACTTCACGGAGCTTGCGACGACCTCGAAGCTCGCCGCCCAGCCGCCGCCGTCCTTGCGCTCGTAAGTGCGCGGATTGCCCTGCGCGTCGGCTTTCAGCGCGCCTTCCACCAACACCTTGCTCCCTTTGTGCAGATACTGGTTGCACGTCTCAGCCTGCTTGTCCCACGTCGAAACGCGGAACCAGACCGTCTCGTCCTTCCGGTTGGAAGCCGCGACCGAGAAGGTCGTCACCGCCTTGCCGTCGGTCGTGTACTTCATTTCGGGGTCTTTGCCCAAATTGCCGATAATAATTAGTTTTTGGTACATTTTTGCTCCTATGGAATTTGAATATCAATGTCTGGAACAATTACAGAGGGCTTAAATATCACTCTGTAGTGATAAGCGTCAACATTAGCCGAATCTATTTGTTCTGCGAAGTAAGTGACGTTGTCTGATAAACCGAGATAGTGCTTCTTAAATTGATCTGCACCAGTTTTGCAAGTAATCGACACTTCGCCTAATTTATCGCTATTTCCGATTGAACATAGCCCCTCAATCTGGAGAATATAATCTCCTGTGATTCCGTTGTAGAACACAATTCTTCGTGTGATTTCAAAAGAGTCAGCACTTTTTGACAGGTTATGCGATGCAGTGTCAGCCGCTGTACACCCTGCGAGCAAAAGCGCAATTATTGCCAAAACTAAAATTGATTGTTTCATTTCATCGCTCCTGTAAAACTCGGTATGTTTTTTTCAAAGACTTATATTTTTCTCGCAAGCGTTTGTGCGATTGTGATCGTTCACCGCTGGTATATAAATGCAATAGCGTCGAGATGTTTTCCGCTTGTCGCTGGATTTTTATTTGTTGCTTTGCGATCACTTTGTGAAGATTTGCAACCTTTCGCTCTGCTTCGATTACACGTTTTTTCCCGTCATCACAAACAGTATTCATATCTCTACACCACGAGCGAATTTCGTGTTCAAGCGATGAAATTTTGCGTAGTGCATCAACATAGTTTTTTATTGCCGCATTTCGTCCTGCTATATATTCAGGAGATAGACTGCAGTCTGCTTTCTCAAATTTTTCCATTACGCCTAATTGTTCTTTGATAAAATCTTCTGTGAATTTCATTTTTGCTCCTGTTTGATTGATTGATTGTTGATTAGTTGATCCACCACTTCCAGCGCCGCGCCGCTCTTGACCTGCTTCGTGTCGAAGCTCAGCACGCGCCAGTTGTTCACCACCGCCAGGTTGCCTTTCTCGTAATCGCGATTGATGCCAACGCCCCGACCATGTGCGCCGCCGTTGTAGGTGCCGCCGTTGATCTCGACCAGCAGCCGCTCACGCAGGAACGCGAAGTCGAAGCGGAATTTGCGCCCAGGGATCGCCTGGTACTCGCGGACGTACTGCGTAAGCCCAGCCGAGTCGAGTTGCATTGCGAAGAGGTTCTCAAGCGCGCTGGTCATTGTTGACCCCACAATCTCGGTTGTTGTTGCGCTTCTTCAATCCTACGTTGCGCAATCTTGAAATAATCAGGGTCAATCTCACAACCGATAAAGTTTCGTCCAGTCTGCACGCAAGCCACGCCGGTCGTACCGCTTCCCATGAAAGGGTCGATTATCGTTGATCCTTGCGGGGTTGCGCCTATTATTGTCTTAATCAATTCAATCGGTTTTTCAGATTGATGGTTTTTGTCATCGCCGTGAACGGGTGGAATAGATAATACATTTTGTGGTGACTGCTCTCCGGGTGTTGGCATTCCGTTAGAACAATAAACAACATATTCAGATGACGATGAAAAACGACCTCTTTGCATTCTGATTCCGGGTTTCCACCACGTAACTATATTGCGCCATATCCACCCACCACACTGAACAGCATCGGTTACGGTTGGCAACTGCCTCCAATCTGTGAATATCATTGCTACTGCCCCGTATTTAGATATTCTAAAAAGTTGGCTTAACCACATAGTTGACCATGTTAAAAAACCTCTTTGGTCGCGATTGTCACCGGAAAAATCCGCCCTCTCTGTATAAACTGAACCAGTTTGAATATATTTATTCGATGGTTTTGCCATCCTGTCGCCGCGATATTGTCCACCACTGGAATATGGCGGGTCAGTAATCACCGCATCCACGCTCTTATCAGGCATGGAGCGCATAACGTCAAGGCAATCGCCTAAGTGAAGCTCAACGCTACTCACGCCGCCCCCTTCCGCAGCTGCTTGAAGTACTCGTAGCTGCCGCGCGTGGTGTCCACCGTTCCGGTGTCCTTGTAAGGCTCGTAACCGCCCATGCCTGAATAGATCGTGTCAATGTCTTGTTGGCTGAACTCGTCCGAACTCACGTAGCCCTTCGCGTATGCCAGCCACCAAGCGCGCTCGTCGAACTTGTCGGCTCCATACCAGCGCGTCGTAAGTGCGCTGCGCTGAATTACCTCAAGCAGCTCCACCGGCTTCGGCAGGAATTGAGAGCCGCGAGTTAGTGCGATTGTGGCCGCCTCTGCCAGCACCATGCGAGGGTATTGGCCAAGCACCTGGTGGTAAGCACGCGCCCTGTCCGCGTCCACCGGCTGCCCGTAAGCGGACGATAGCCGCTTCATGATCAGGGTTGTTTCTGCAAGTGTGCTCATTTGTCCGGCTCCATGAAATCACGAAGCCATTTGCATATTTCTGCATCGAACTCATCGAACTCGTCTTCTGTATCTGGATTGTCCCAGTTAGCGAAAATACAATACATTCTCAATTTTCTAACAAAGTCAAAAGCCTTTTTGTTTTCCGCCTCAAGCTCGGCAATGCGGGCTTTCAATCGTTTGATTTCGTCGAGTGCGTCGGCATAGTTTTGTGCTGCTGTAATTCTTCCTTTATCAAAATCAATAAAACATTGTTCTTTGTTTTCTTTACCAGGAATACAGTAGTTACAAAGCGCTGCCTCAAACTTATCCATTATCTGTTTTTGTTCAGAAATGAATTGATCAGTAAATATCGTTTTGCTCATTTATCCTCCGCGAATATTGGTGCGCCGTCAAGAATTTCGTCCAGCCCGGCGCTTGTTGATTTTCTTGCGACCCTGTTAGGTCGTACCGGCTGTTTACGTTTGTCGATGTCCTTCAAAGTCCAGGTGAGAGCCGATGACATATTGGCAATTGTGTAATCCTTATCCTGCATCCCTTGAAGTGCGCTGCGAAAGTCATCCGGCGTGCCGCCGGCTTTGATGATTGCACTAACGGCCTCAATTTCGGCATTCAGCACTTTTGGCTCTGATCCTGTCACTAATTCATAGACTTCCGCAAATGGCTGAAAATCCGACGGCGGCACAGTAGTAGTAGTAGTTAAGTCTGTTAATCTGTTCTTCTGTTCTTCTTGGTAACGCAACTGTAACGCGTCGTTACATTCTCGTTTCACTTCCGTTACATTTTCGTTACTTTTTTCGTAACGTTCACGCTGTCTAAAATCCTTGATTCGTTTCGTAGAATCAACCGGCTCGTTACGTTTCTTGAAGTTAGCCACAACCCATTTGCCCTCCTGGATTTCCTGAACAATGCCGACCTCAGCGATCTTATTGAGGTCGGTGACGATTGCCGTAACCGGCTTGTTTAGTTGCCATGCGATTGTTGGCACGTCTGGAAGTAAGCCATCCTCACCGTTCTGCCCTGCCAGAAGAAACAACTCAATCACGCGCCGCCATAAGCGGTCTGGCAGCATACCCATCTTCGGATCGCGGAGTATGTCAAACCAGAGTTTCATCCAGTAGTTATTGGATGCCATCAGAACAATCCCGTCTGCATCACGCGCGCTTCGGCTCGGTTGAGTTCCAGCGCGTTCGGTATCTTCGCGGTCAGCAGAGCCTCGCGCCTCTCGCGCAGCTCCTTGATGCGACTATCCAGATCACCGATAACCTGCCAGCGGTCGTCCTCGCTCGTGGCGATCCAGCGACCCGCCTTGCCAGCGTTAGCGCAGATAGGCCAGCCGTACTGCTTGACGAGTATCGCCAGAATGTCCCGCACCTGCCGCTCGTGCATTCCAACGCGCCCCGATAAGTCTTCGATCCTGACCGCGTTCTCTTCCCCGATGTACTCGGTCATGCAAGCGGCAACCAGGCGGACATCGGCTTCTGTGATCTGCGCGGTCTTCAAGTGGTAGTATTCTTTAGGGTTCATTGTTGCGCCCCCAGGGCAAACGGATGTGGTACTAAGTACCAACACTTAGTTCCAAAAGGCAGTGCTACAGTCCAGTCACTCCGAAAATAAAACGCGATATATTCTTGCCCGTCCCAACAAACAACTAACCCGTCTTTGTCAGGAAAAGGTTGTTCGTCTACGTTCACCCAGTTGCTCATGCTTTCCTCACACTTACACTCGGTGAACCTTCGATCCTGAATTGCTGGATTTCTGGATGCGCGGCCGCGTAACCGTCCAGCGCTTTCGTGTCCCAGCTTACTCGCGGCTTTGACCATACGAAGCTGTGAAACGTGCCTTTGATAGTCCTGCCAGCTTGCAGAATTTCCTGCTTGATTGCCGCTTCCAGCATTGATTTTTGTTGCGCAATCTCGTCAACTTTTGGATCAAATTCTGCGTCAATTTCTGCCAGTTTTTCTTTGATCTCAGGCGTAAGAACTTGGTCAATCAGTGCCTGTTTTTCCTGGCTGATCGCATCAATTCCAAAGGTCAAGTCTGAATACTTTTCGATCTGTTCGTAGATGTCCATTGCTATATTTCCTTATTGACCTTCGCCGCGTGTACCATCTGCGCCGCTTTGATCTTGCGCTCAACTTCCGCTTTTTCTTCTGGCGTGAGCGAGTTGTTAGCAACCTTCGCGTGCATTGCCGACAACATCTTTTCCAGCGCAATAACGGTCATCTCGCCGTAAGGTTTGTCCTGGCTCGTCTTGGTCTTGCACGCGTCCTCGATGGTCATGGTATAAGCCATCGGTAATGTTTCTTCGACTGGTTCGGGCTCTGGCTCAATCACGTACGAGTGATCCTCAACCACTTCCACAGCGATCACATTGCCGTCTTCATCCACGTCCGCCCCTAATTCTTCCGGCGTGTAAGCCACTGATCCACTCATAACGTCAGGGCAGTACCACCTCACCCCATTACTCATTGCTCTGGCAAATAGCATATTGCGCGGAAACTTGTCCAAGTTCTTTGTTCCTGCTTTTTTTGCGTCTTCAATCGTGAATGATGAAACACCGCTCGTGTTCCATTTGCCAGCCATATACTCCATGAACTCGATGGTACAATTCTTGTCGGTCATCTCGGTCACGCGGTAGTTATAGCGTCCTGATTTCTTTACGCAAGCCGCCATGATGTTGGCACTGAAAGCCGGCCTGCCCTGGATAATATTGACGCCGTTCATTCCTGCGAATGGGCCGAGTCCAAGTTCACGCGCGGCAAGGATTTTCACAATAGCTTGACTGGCTTGTTTAGTGTCAGTGAAGAATCCAGATGCGGCCATTGCCTTTGCCGCGCGTTCCACCTCATCATAAGTGGATAAATAATTGTCGTGTACTGTTACTAACTCGTTCATGCTGTTACCTGTTCCTTTCGCATTTCGCTGATTGATTGTTGCCACTTGTTCCAAATACGATCCTTGATTTTCATAAGCTGCTTGATCTCGTCGTCCAGCTCTTCCAACTCCGCCCAGGGTAACGGCTCAACGTCCGTCAGCTGGATGTAACGCGCTTCGAGTTTGTCGATCTTGCTTTCTACTTCCAGCAGGTCAAGCGGCTTCCCGTGAAACGAGTGCTTAGGCCAGTAAAACAAGTCTGCATCGCGGCTTGACATTTCAATTCCCAGCGCGGTCATTTTGACTTCCTTTCTTCAATCGCTTCCCAGATGCCTGCCCAGATTGCCGCCACTAACAGCGGTGACGAGATTAGTACCCAAAGTAAAAGCCCGTCGAATATCATTGCTACCCCCTCGCCTCGCAGTGATCCCACTCACTGCTGTCCTGCTCGGCGTCAAACGCCTCGTTCAGCTCAAACCACTTCTCGTTGATCAGCCGGCGGATTGCGGCAGACTGCGTTTCGCCTGGCTCGCGGATGTAGTCGAGCTGTGATTTCTCAAGCTCGGTCATCCTAAGTGCTACGTAAATCGTTTTATTTTTCGTCATTAAAACCTCAAGCAGAAATTGATTGCGCTTTCGTTAGCCAGATCGAGTTCGATAACCAGGCTTGCCAATTCTTCAAACTCGTCTGGATTGAACTCGTCGTGGATTTCGTCTAAGATTAGGCGGATATCCCTAAGGTGATCACACACCCTGTCGGCTACTTCGAGTTTCATTGTTGTGTCCATTTTTATTGCTCCTTTTCTGTGTTTGATCTTGACATCATTATAAGGTATTGTTTTACAAAAGTCAATAGTAAAACAGACCAATTTCGAAAACTGGCACAAACTCGTTTTATTCAGGGACGCGCGAATTGACACGCCCATTCCCGCCGCGTGTTAGATTACGCAAGTTCGAGCGGCAATCGCTAAAAAGTGGCGAATTATTGCGTCTAATGACATTCTACGTATAAGTGTAGAGAACACAAAAGCGCCTACTGGTTAGGTAGACGCTTTGTTGCCCCTTATTCGTCGCAAACTATTCGGGGCTATCTCGTGGAACGATCAGCCTTTATCACGATTCGCATCCAGCGTTCCCTGCTATGCGCCCACACTCCCTCATCGTGAGACTGTCATGCGTCAAGACATTTAGACTTACGGTTATCTGTCCATTGGTTTACCCTTGCCCTTGTTACGCTTGTATTGAGTTTCCTCGGCATAACAGTTACATCTTCGTAGGTCTATGCCTACCTTGAGCCGATGGCGAGAATCGAACCCGCGTATTGGCTCTTACAAAAAGCCCTACCACCTTACATCGGCAATTTTACACTTTGGCTCACTTTCGTTTTAGAGTTTGGCACTTCATTGACAATAACATTTATTCGTATGAGTTTTGTTAGATTGTTGCATTAATTCGCACGACTTTTGCGGTATTGCGTTCCTGCTTTTCCGGCATTGCATCCCAGATTTGCACGTTTTTGATACACAACCGGATTTGTGTATCATCCGTGAGCGGCGTCAGGGTTGTACTTGTCCTTGACGTACCAGCCCTCGCCCTTGAAGTGGACGGGCGTGGGCGCGAACAGCTTGCGCAGCGAAACAGTATTGCAGTCCGGGCAAACGGTCACCGGCGGGTCATCGAAGGTGCGCCAGAACTCGAACTTGGTGTCGCAGCGGTCGCAGTGGTAAGCGTAGAGAGGCATCAGACCGCCTTCCTGTAAGCAGTTGCCGGCTTGCCGTTGGCTGTTCTAACCTGCCGCGCGGTTACAAGTCCAGCGGCAAGTTTGGCTTTGAGTACGGCGGCTGCCTTCCTCCATGAACAGCCTATGTAATCCGCCACGAGTTGAGCGGTGACTTCGTCAGGTTCGATGTCCGGCAAGCCGAGCTCTTTTGCTAGTTCTTCTAACAATTCGCATTCCATCATACAACAATAATCCTTCTCTGGTCTGGTTGCCCTTTATAGCGTGCCTTGCTGTCATCCAGAAGCCCATCGACCACGACGTAACCACCGATGTCACTTCTAACGGTATTGGCAGAAACACGATAACCGAAACTGGTTTTGAGTTGCCAACTCGGAAGGCTGATTGAGCGAGTACCAGGAAGTTTAGATCCTGAATCGTCAATAACGTGGTTGTGTCCGCGCCAAATGTAGTTAGGCATCGGCAGACCTTGCGCCGCATAATCCATAATAACCTCTGTCGCAAGGTTGGCGGCACTCGACGCCCACGGTCTCGCCCCTGCTCTGCCGTGATGCGCGAAGTCATGGATTGTGCCGTCTATGTCCAGCGTCAGCGTTTGTCCGAACTCGATTGCTCCCAGGTCGCGGTACAGTTGCGCTTCGGTGGAGTTGTCCATGCCCGCGTGACTTGGACCCGTGCCTAACACACCATAAAATCCGTCCGCTCGTTTGAGAATCGGAAGCATCAAGTCAATAAACGCCTCAACCTGGTCGCTGACTTCGTTCATAACTTGCAGACTTCCATGATGCACGCCGTCCACCAGATCGCCGCAATGCACGACAATCAGCCGCTTCTTCTTGGCTAACTTGAAGACATGATCCCAGTAATCTGTCCAGCATTCGTAGAGCCAGCGTTGCAGCTTGTTCGCTTGCGTGACCTGCGCCTCGAAGTCAGAGCGGTTATGCACCACGAATTCAAGCGGTGCTAATGCGGTCGATGAGCCGATGTGGGTGTCGGATAAAACAACCAGGATTGTTCCTGTCACCTTTCGACCACCTTGATCCAGATTGTGCGCTCGTCTGTACGTCCTGCGCTTGTGGTAATCAGGCACGCGACCTTGTAATTGATGCCAGCCGTACCGCCTGAGAGCCAAACGGTAACTTTGCCTGCATCTTCGGTTGAACTGTCAATGGTGATGCCCGTGTCGGCTGTGATAGTAATTAGCTTTTCACCTGTCTCTGAATCAACCGCGATTGTTTCTCCGGTTGCCAACCATTCTTCTTTCCAGTCGAACGCATAATCTAATACTGCGGAAGGGTCTTTCAATGGGTTTTGTAATGTTAGTGACATTTGACCTCTAATGTTCTGTTCTCAAATTCGATTGTCGCGGTTCTATTCTCGTGTGGAATTGCGAATGTTCTGTTCTCAAATTCGATTGTCGCGGTTCTACAAGCCGGTGTCGGTGTGAGTATGAACAATCCCACGCTCGTGCCAACCAGCACATAACTCCCCACTCCGAGAGCGAACACGTAATTGGCATTGAACGTAGCATCCGTGCCAGTGAGAGCATAAGAGCCAGCCTCACAAGCCATAACCAACGCGCGGTAGAAGTCGGCGTTTGTACCGGTCAGGGTGTACGAACCTGATTCGAGTGCCATCGTGCGAGCAGAAGTCAAGCCTGCGTTTGTTCCGGTTAGCGCGTAACTACCAGCCTCACAAGCGAGGATGTAATTCCGCAGTAGAACCAGATCGGCATCTGCCCCTGTGAGCGAGTACGAGCCAGTCTCACAAGCGAGCGAGTAGTTGCGTTGAATTACGAAACTTATGCCCGAGCCAGTCAAGGCGTAAGAGCCGGAAGCGCAAACGAGCGTATAGGATTTCGTATTGCCAAACGATATGTCCGTGCCTGTGTAGGTATACGAACCAGCTTCACAAACCAGACTGTAATGGAATTGTGCACTTAGCGTGGTATCCGTTCCGGTAAGCGTGTAACTTCCTGCTTCACATTCGAGCGTGTAATTTCGCTTGACCTCGAATGTCGTGTCCGTACCAGTCAGGCTGTAACTTCCAGCACCGCATTCAAGCGAGTAATTTCGTTGAACAGTGAGCGTTGCATCTGTGCCTGTGATTAAGTAATTGCCAGCAGAGCAAGCTAACACATAGTTGCGCTGGACTGTCAAGTTGGCGTTAGTGCCAGTAAGCGAGTACGAGCCAGCCCCGCAAGTGAGGGTCAGGTTTTGGGATGAGCCACCTGCGGCGGTGACAGTGGGAACTGGGAGCGAGCCGGTTTGCGCAGCCCAAGTCGTGCAAAGGTCGGGAGTGGCTACGTCATCAGACGAGGTGTAATAATAAAAAGGAACTTTGACAGGTTTTGAATAAAACTCCCAAGCCGACCCGTTCCAACGCAATTGGTAGATGGAATAATAATAAATTGGGCGACTGTTATAAGTGCCGTTTTCAACATATGTACCGTTGACTGCTGTTGACCCAGCCCCGCTCACGATAATGTCAGACATTTCGCCCCCAATTCATCATAAATTGACCATCGGGCTTAAGCCAGCGTTTCAGGCGTTCTCGGTTTAGCGAATAGGGGTCAGTTTTATATTCTATCAGCTCATAATCACAGTCGTCATTAATGAGGTCGAACATCATATCTGGCTCATAGGTAATCGCGTCATCAAGGGTTATTCTGACCTTATCATTCAGTTTCAACTGTGAAGCACAAAGGTCAAGGATTTCCTGTTCTCGCTCTACCACCGTCACGCTTGTTACTTCTGGCTTGTTCATAATTGGAAGGAGCATAAAGCCCATGCCAAAGCCGAGTAAAAGCACGTCACCGTGAGCGGCTTCTACAACTGGCACATATAACTCTTGAATGTGGTCGGAATCGGAATAGATAATCCGACTTCGCTTGAGGTCAATCAAAAGCAAGTCGTTTTTGTAGAAGTCGAATATCAGCGCAAAGTTATCACCGACTTTCGGCTTGAGTACGCCCGCCATTTTAGTCCATGTTACAGCCATACCACCTCTCACAACCTAATACCGCCCAAGCCCAACGCAAGGGCGGTTTCATATTCGCCACGATTACGCCAAACTAAACAGTTCTGTGCCGAAGTCGAGTTTGAACGTGTCGCCACTTGCGAGCGTGACTTCCGAGCCGTAGTCGAAGAAGCAGATTAACTCGTCGTTAGCGGCGGTGTCGTTGTAGACGGTCACATAACGGAACGGACCAACCGCGCCGCTTGCGGTCATTGTCAGGTCTGCTACAACCAGCTTGTACGTGCCGGAAGTCTGGCTTGAGCTTGATACCGTCAAAGTCGTGGTGTCAACCGCAGGCGCGGCGATGCTGGTGAAGTCTGCCAGCTTCACGTCAGCCGAGGCGGATGGTGCATTTGCCGCACTGGATAGCGCGACCTTGAGGGTATCGCTTGCGAGATTGTGCTTCTTCTCTGCAAGGTCTTCTACGAAACATTGAAACTTTGTGTAAGTTGCCATTATTTATTCTCCTATAGGTTGAATGTTTGAATTGATAACGAAGGGCACTATGACCTTCGATAACTTCCGTAACGAATTACGGACTTTGGATACATCTCGCTCAACCTGCCAATCGTGCCAGTCCACGGGTCTGCGATAATCACGTCCCCGTCCATAACGCCGATGCCGAGTACCCAGTGCATCTCAATCAGGGGTGTGTCATCGTTGAAGTCCACGAACATAATAGGGAGCGTGCCCCCAAGAATAGACTGCCTGATTTGCGAGGTCGTTGGATTGTAGACAAACCCGTCAAAGCGCATGTCAGGATAGAGTTCTGTCAGCCTATCCCATAAGAACAGGTTGCCGTCAAGATAGCCGTTGTTTGCGGTGAGCCAGTCGTTCAATTGAAGCGGATTGCTTGCGTGCCCGAATGAGTTGCAAGCCATTGAAGCGCAGGTCATCAGGCAGCCGTTTGCGCCGATGGTAGACTTGGTGCCAAGAGGATGGTCTATCCAACGAATGTCCCTTTGCGAGTAGACCGCGCCGTAGTAGGCATAATCCCCGACCGTCGGCGGTTGCGGCGGTGCAGGCGGTTCTTCGCCAACTCTCGCCAGCCACTGCGTAGAAGACCAAGCTTCATCCGCAACGCGCCACCAGCCGGTCGAGTGGGTTTCATACACCGGAACGATTGCCTGAGATTGCAGCCAGTCCGCTTCAGGACGCTCCAATCCAGCCGGAGTGTAGCGAGTACGGAGTCGGTTTGGCGGAGTCGTAACGACCTTCGCGTCAAAGAGTTTCGGCTCTGGTTCTGGAATTGGCAAGTTACCAACCCAAGCCGCAAAGTCCGCATCCGTGCCGTTGAAGCGATTCATGTCAAGATTGCCAGCGTAGCCCGCCAGCCTGCCAGTCGAAGTGTGTTGCCATAACCACCAACTATTCCAGCCCGTCGGCATCAAAGGCTGTGATGCGGTGGTGTAATGCGCGACCCACAACTTGCGGTCGGTCAGCCACGCGCCGCCCATAATGGTCTGCCACGCGCCCTTTGAGGTATAGATACCCATGTCAGGCTGCCGCTCTGCGTATTCCAGTACGTTCTGCCGGTAAAGCCGCGTACCAGGGCGCGTGTCCTCAACGTCCATCCAGCCGCCCAAATTGAGCGTTTTTCCAACGATAGCCGCGTTATAGGCATCAGCCTGCGCCTGAATAGGCTGTGAGCCGATGATGTAGTGGTACGCGCCAACCGGTACGCCCCTGGCGGTGAACTCGGCGTAGTGGCGCTCGAAAGCGGTGTCCTTGCTCGTGCCGTAGCACGCCCGCAGTATCACGCCGTCCACTTGTTCAGCAAGCAGATCGTAGTCGATAAGCGCCGGTGACTGGTAGAAGCTGATATCGATGATGGGCTTGCTCATAGCCAATAGCCCCATATCCACACATACACATTTTCAACCGTGCCGGATGGATAACAGTACACGTCGCCGTTAGCGTCACAAGGAACAATGCCGGAGGCGTGCGCTATAACACCTGCAACTGTTGTTCTGCAGGTCAAAACGTAGTTATAAGTGCTATTCGGACCAAAGCGAATGTAATCGTTAGCTGCATCACCTGTGGTTTGAATAGACATCATTACCGCTTTCACACCGGCTGGAACGCCAAACACCGTGCTCAAATCCACAGTCGCCCGATCGCCCGCTCCTTTGGTATCGCCATCCCAATCTATTGAGGTCAGTGGAGTGGTAAGCGGAACGAATACTTGCTTTTCTTTCACACGCAGCCGCTCGACTTCCTTTTCCAGCCGCTTGATGCGCTCTATCGTTTTTTCGTCAAAGTTACTCACATTTCACCTCGCAGCTTGATGTCCAATTGTTCGCCGCCGTCCTGGTCTACCCTTACCCTCACGCTCCCCACATGGCAGTCCACATGGTAGCCAAACGCCTCCGCACTGAGTACATCACCAAACTGGTAATGGATGCCGAATTGCATTCCCGGCGTGTCGTGCAGTGTGCCAGTCAGCACCTGGCGCGGTCTAAACTCGTCCAGCGCCGCATCCCCATCCGACTCAAGCGCAGCGGTGGTGGAGTCATCCCGGCTGTCTTTGAAATACTCGCGCCGATTCCATTTGCTTGCGCCGATGCGCGTGGCATTCGTGCGTGTCACCCACACACGCGCTGCGTCTTCCCCTTGCCCGGCAACCAGCACGCAGTTTCGTTCTTCCGCATGGTACGTGCCGAATGTAGCCTCGCTCAAATTGCCGTATTGCTTGCCGACGAGTCTCGGATCGCCAGAAGCGCGCCCGTGATCCTGCCCGCGCTGCCCGGTGTAAGTCCGGAACTCGAATGCTCCCGGCGCTGTTCGTACCACATCAAAGCCAAGCCAAACGTCATTCTCATGCGCCGCTTCTGCTATTTCCTGCAACACAGTCAGCACATTGCGGTAAGCGAACGCCTTTGTGATTGCCGACCCGCCTGCGCTCAAGTCCGGCGCGCAAGTCAGCTTTGTTCGTGTCGTGCCAGCCGTAGCCCCCAACTCGTTTTCAACGATCGTCTTCATCATGTCATCCGGGTAGTCGGTCATCTCACCGGCCGCGCTGCCCGCGTACGCCCAAACGATTGCCGTATCCAGTAGCCAGTTCGCGTCAAAGGCAGTCAACCGAATGTACTCAGCCCCTTCCGAGTCCGCCCAAAACTCCCAATTCTGCAAGAAGTAGGCGGTTTCGTTCTGCAATTCCAGCACGCCGCGCTTTTCCCGCCACACCTCGAAGATGTCGCCAACGCTGAATTGATCGTATTGCATCAACCCTCGCGGAAGGTCGACAGCCAGCCCGCCGATAGCGTTCTGACTCTTGATATACTCAAGACTATTGAACGCCTGAATTACGCCCTTTCTAACGCCCTCGTGCGTGTACCAGACTAACTCGTATCTCACAGTAAAGCTCCGTCTAATCCCCAGAACAGCGGAGTCCATGCGATTGTTGCCCCGCTTGCGGCGGTCGTGCCGGTCATGAAGACCGAAAGATAGTTTGCGCCGGGTGACAGGTAGAAGTCACCATAATCCGAGCCGGCCACAACGTAGCGCATCAAGTTGCCCCTGCCTGCCCACCCGCCCCTGAATTGCAGATTGAGCGGGTCGAAGTTGAGCGATATCCACTCGCCCGCGTTGAGCGTCAGCCCGTCAAACATGATAGATTTGCCTGTGCGGTAGTTTGTGATGGACTTGAGCGTTCCCGGCCCGGACACGCCGATGAACGGGTACGTGTTTGCCGACGCGCTTGTCACTTCCAGGTTGAGCGCCACAATGCCGATCTCGGCGTTCACGTCCGGCGTTTCCGCTGCGGTTGAAAATGACCCGCCGATGTAGAGCGAGCCGTCTGATGCGGGTAAAACTGAATAAACATAACCCAATCCCGGAAAGTCAATGTCAAGAGGTTGCCACGCGCCGTTTGACCAGATCGCAACGCTGTCTGCGAGTGTCAATGCTCCAGCAGAAGTAAGATTGCCAGTAACATAAACTTTGCCTGAGTCAACAACAACGCCACGAATAAGTGCGTTTGTGCCGGTTCCCATCGCGTTCCACGAAGAGCCACTCCAGCGTGCGATGTAATCTGCGTCTGCAATTCCACCAGCATTAGTAAAATTACCGCCAACGTACAAGTTGCCCGTTGCACCGAAAGCGAGCGCATTAACCGCTGCTCCAATATCTGTGTTAGTGCCAACCACTGAGAAGGCAGTCCCGTTCCATTTGCACAAATAGGGATAAGCAGGGTCAGTAAATGCCCCGCCGATATACAAATCTCCATTAGGCGCAAAGGCAAGCGCATTAACAGCACCAATCAGCCCCGTTGATAATGCACTCCAAGCCGTACCATCCCACATTGCTATTTTCGCAGTATTAGCGACACCGCCAGCAGAAGTAAACGCGCCACCAACATACAAATCCCCATTTGCGTCAATTGCTATTGCATTACAAACTAAGTTCAATCCAGTTCCAAGAGCACTTGTCGTAGGCGTGCCATTCAAGTCTATAATCTTGACAATGCGATCCCCGTCTGTATTTCCTAAATTAGTGAATAAACCACCAACATACAAATCCCCATTTGCGTCAAATGCCAACGCTAATACGTCATTATTGATGCCACTGACAACCGCTTCCCATGCTTCACTTAATGGATTCCACCTTGCCAGGTAATCTGCATCAGCCACACCGCCAGCATTCGTGAACTGACCGCCCACATAAATCTTGCCGTCCGGACCTTCTGCCATGCAAAAAACTCTGCCATTCAGCCCCGTGATCAAGCTCGCGTAAGCACTGCCAGTCCACTTGCACCAGTTCCCGTCCTTGTCCCTCTTGACGATAAATTCAGCCGGGAAGTCGGCATACAAGTCAAGCTCCTTGCCCTCGTTGTACGCGCCTTGCAGAAGACCGCTCGGAATTGTGAAGTTCAGCACCGCGCGTTGGTGGTTAGGCAGGTCGGGTGTATCGACAAGGGAGTTCGATAACGGCACGCACACGATGTCCACCGGCTGAGTGGCTTCATCACCGTCGTCGTCAAAGCCCTGGTAGCGGACAATGCGCTGTTCGTGCCCGCGATAGCTTCCAGGCATATTGATGCCAAATTGTTCCCTCACGCTCAAATTGCTCAATAAGTCAGGGCGCAGCATGTCAATAATCGCCTTGCGGTTGGCTTCAATCGCACCTAACGTGCTGCCAACAAAGTCAACCACAATTGAGAAGTTGCGTGACTTGCGGATGTGCGTTTGGTACATATCGCCGCCCGCCGTCATCTTGGTCAATATCTGATTCCAGTCACCGTGCCCGAGTCCGCTCACGCTCACAATCTCGCAATAGGTGGACAGGTCAACCAGTTCCCCACCCAAGCCGGTGTTATCAGACCTTGCCGAAGTGGAGTTGCGGATTGTGCCAGTCCAGTGGCAGCCGGGAGTGTAGCCGTCGAAGAAGGTCGAAGCCGCACCTGCCTGCTCGAATTGCGCGCCGTCCACGTAGAACGGGTCGGTAGAAGCAACCGCGTCCCGTACCACATACGCGCGGTAGGTGGTTGCGTTTTCAGCTGCCGCGTGGGTAACCGCAACCCGCTGCCAGTAACCGGTCGCGGTGAAGGTGGTCGTTGCTTTGGCTGTGCCAGAAGCGTTGGCAATATAAATCCGCATGGCTTGTCCTGCCACGCCCTTTACGTCGCACGAGAAGGTGTAATCGGATCCACTAACGACAGACAGCCCGCCATGATACGCCCCGCTTGCCACGCCGGTCGCGGTGTTGACCTTCATCGAGTACGCGCCTCTGCGCTGGTAATCGCCGGACTCCGCAATGGTCACGCCCGCCCCGCTTGCCGCCCAATCCTCTTCAAAGTCGGGTGAAGCGAAGGCCGGATTCTTGATCTGATTGATAGCCGCTTTCGGCTTTACGATCCAAAACTTCTTATATGCCAAAACAGGTGCTGTCATTACGCCCACGCCTCCATCAACTCAAATGCCGTCCGAATATCCGCCGGATTGATGCTCGTCGGCATGGTCAGGTTGTAGACATTGCCGACCTTCTTGCTGCTCGTCACGCCGCTCATCGCTTGCGCAACCGCCTTGCCAATCGCCTCTGGGTCAACCGCCGACCCGCCGCCGTAGAGAGCCTTAGCTAAAGCCCGTTCCGCATCCGCGCGGCTTAGCACAAACCCGTCCGCGCTTGGAACGAACACTTCGCCTCGATAGCCGTATTCCTGCCAAGTGTAGGGATTGCCAGCATTGACAGCGCCGCCTACCGCTTGATTCTGACCCTGGTTAGGTTGATAAACAACCGTGCCATATTTGTTCGGCGGCCTGTACCCGTCAACAGCGGACGTGTCAAGGTTTAGTTTTACCGGAATCGGCTTTATTTTCCATGTTTCCAAGTCCGCAAGGTCTGCCAAAACATCGTCAATATTGTCGTCAATTTCGAGCGTTTTTCCTTCCGGTAGATTCTCAATGTCATCAGCAAGGTCTGTTACTAATCGGTTGTATTGAGTTTGCGTAATAATTCCTGCATCCAGCATGGATTTGTATATATCAGTTTGTTTTGTCGCGGCAACGGTGTTATGGTCTACCAATCCCATCGCTTCAGCCAAACTAAACGCGGCTTCAGAGCTCAACCCTTCAGACGCGATCTTGAATAACAATGCCTCTGTATATTTTTGCATTGCCAACGTAGCGTCGTTAGTCGCGTCTTTAATTCCATCAATGGCAGGGGTCGTTTCTTCTGTAGCGGTTTTTACTGCATAAGAAGATGTCGCTCCATCATAGTTTGCATCAGCCCAGGCTGCTGTATCAAACACCCCGACACCAAACGTATCGAAAAGATCCGCAACCTTTGCCTTTGCTTCTTCTGCTCCAGTACCGGACATGATAAAGTCGTTATAGGTATTGTTCGCCCATTCATCTACCAGTGTCATTTGAGCAATAAGCTCTTCATCTGTTTTTGTAAAAGCGCCAAATAATACTTCGTAAGGCGCAGTCAATCCTTCAATAGATATGCCAAATTCTTCGATATCAGAACTTAATTGATCAAATTTTTGTGTTCGATTTAAATTATCAAACCCATCTGTTAAAACCGGAATAACCGCTTGCGCGGCTGGGAGTAAAGATTGTTTCATGGAATCGCCGAGATTTTTTACCGATGCTTCAAGTCGATTTACATCACCGATTGTATAATCAGAGGCACTTCCAACCTTCAAAATCTGCTCTTCAGCTTGCTGCAGGAATGCCTCTGTAAACGCTTCGTTTGCGCTAAGTCCTGAAGCCTCCAGTGCCTTGACCTTTGCATCAAAGCCGTCCACGCTCACGCCAAGCGCATCGAAGCGCATGGTAGTCTGGTTGGTCAATGTCAGCACCAACTGGTTCATATTCATACCAAGCGCGCCAGCCACGCTCGTCAGCCTTACAACCTCATCGTGTGATTTCGCAAGCCCCAAAGCCATGAAGTCAGCAGCACCGGCCACCAGCTCCGCGTCGCTCATCATGCCGCCCGTAGCATCCCGCAAGTCGCCCAAAAGCGCGTCAGAAACTGTGCCAATAGACGTAGCCAGGTTATCAAACCGCGTGCGGACGTACTCTAATTCTGCGCCCTCTTTTGCGGCGCCATAGACTTCCCGCAGCGCAGCGGCAACTCCAGCAACAGCGCCCGCAACCAGCGCGGCTTTGCCGAGTATTGAGCCGAGCCCAGCGCTAAATCCTTCAACTCCGCCTTTCGCTTGCGTGCCAGCATCGCCGACACTCTTTACGTCGGCTTTTACTTTCGAAAGGTCGCCGCTGGCTTTATTGAGCGCGCTGATTACGATTTTTAGATCAGCCATACTTTTCCCTCAATTCCTCAACCTGGCTCACAATGTCCCAGATGTCCGAGTGCTCGCGCTTCCACTTCGCCGACTCGCCTGGTTTATTGCCTTCGCGCTTGTAAATCCTGACCGCTTCATACACGTTATTCACTTGCCGCATTTTCCGCAGCAAGCCCGCCGGTTGCTCCATCACGCCCCCGCTGTAAGGTAAGGCGCGGTAGTTCTCGCAATTGACTGCGAGTTCCAGCAAGGCGGGCATGTCCGGTCGCTTTCCGTCCGCATAATCCGCAGCGGCTATCAGGATAAAGGGTCAATGTTCATTGCCTCCGCAATGACTTTATTTATACAATCCGCCAGCCAGACAATGTGCGCCGGCTTTGCGTTATCCACGTCTTCCACTCCCCACTTCGGTTCGGTCATAATGCCGTGCTTTGCCGCGCTTCTAACACTATCCCCACGCCATACAGATAGTGGCACGCTCAGGTCTTCCTTCATATCGCGGTGAAACTCTTCCAGCATCTTTTGCGTGAGGTCTTTTATCACGCACTTGCCAAACTTTTTGTGCTCGAATTCCATGTTAGCCCTTAGACAGTCTGCAACTTAGATGTGGTCTGAATAGTCAGCCAGTTGGTTAGGGTCGGGTTGTAAACGCCGTCCAACACCAGATCGTAGGTCATCAAACCGTTCTTATCCTGGAATAGCTCAGGCGCTTGCATTGTGTGGCCTGCAAAGGTCAACACCATCTCACGCAAATTCCCGGCAGTACCAACTGTGTATTTGATCTTGACTTGCTTTTCCAGAATTGTGTTTGCAGCCGCAAGCATGGCGATCAAATGGTCATCGGTTGAGTCGTTCAATTCCAGGCTGAGTTTCAACTGCCCGCTCCACTTGTTATCGTAAGACGCGGTCGGCGTACAGTCGCCCAGGAAGTTGTGATACTCCCGGTTAGCATTGACGCTCAATTCCCAGCTGAACGCGCTGGATGCCAGCGGAGTGAAGGTGTTACCATCCCAAGTTTCAATCGCAACCGAAGCCATACAGCCGGTCATGCGCGTGCCGGTGGTCAAGTCAGGCAATGTAGCCAGCGTGCCAGCAACCACTTTGCCGCCCATCAATGACGCGCCCACACTCACGCCGGAGTTGGCAGCACCACTCAATGTCAGACTCGTGACGCTTGCATCCTGCATCTGCCAGACTTCACCAGTCTGCCCGAATTGCAAGGTCGCAAGGTGCGGCGCAGGGGCGGTTGTAAGCGGCGCGGCATAATCCCGAACATACGGATCAGCACCGGTCGGAGTTGCGTCCGTGCCAAACAGCATTTCCAGCCAGTAGTTCAGTTCTTCAAAGTCCGTATCACTCGTTTCAGCGGTTGCGCTGGATAGATAGCGGTCAAGCGTGGTTTGGTGGGTCGGTGCCAGCGTGCCGCGCAATTGGTCAAGCGCACGGGTTTCGAGTTCCGGGCGCAATTTGAAGCTGGACACGTTCTGCAGCTTGCGGGTTGCCGTTCCGTTTGCAGTTCCGAAAGCACTCTGCCAGCCGAGTTGTAAAACATTATGTGCATTAAGCATCTTTTACCTCTTCTTTTTGTTTTTCTAACTTGTAAATGTCCGCCTTGAGCGCGGCTTTCGTCAGCTCCTTCGGGAACTGTTTCCACTCGTCCACGCTCAAATCGCGCGCTGGCAGTCCCACGAAGTAGCCACTTCCCTGATAAACGTAAAAATCAGCCACTGACTACCTCCAATATTTGTAATGTACACAGAACGCCGGAATAGAAGCGTCCTGATCCACGCGGCCACTCATATTCTCCCGGCGTAATAGCTACGCTCTGCAAGGTCGTGTTGGATGTCGGGCATTTGCCCCACGTCCGCATCCCGTCCAGGTATTTGCCTGAATATTCGACCAACTTCGGTGCAAACTCACGCAAGCCCAAGCCCTGCTCGGAAGGCTGCCAAAGCATCAGGTCGGTTATCTGCCAGATGATTGACATAGCCGTTCCAATCGCAATGTGCTGCCCTTCACGCCCTTCACCCGGCATGGTCGCAACCGGAAGCAGAAGTCGGCAAGGCAATTGCGCGGTCGTCATTGAATCCGGCAGCTCGTCCAGATCGTAGGCATAAGGCGCAGTACCGTCCGCCATAGTTACAACCAGGTCAGCCAGCGACCCGTAAACGTTTACAATTGCGCTTGCGCTCATACTATCCGCCTCTTATATCTATCCAGCAGCCTGGTCACATCCGCCGGAAGGTTGGTCGGCATAATCGTGACCCCATCGCCAGTAATGAGCGGACGGTCAATGTCCGCCGATGTGTCCTTCTGCCGGTAGAGAAAAGCGGTCAGCCTGACGCAAGCGTGCTGGATATCAGCCGGTGCAGTTGCGTTGTACCCCCACGTGCCAGCCACGCTTATTTCGCTATCGCCGTCCGAGAAGTTCCACGATTGCGACTCGTCCAAGCGGATCTTCCACTTCGGGCTGTCATTGCGCGGGAAGAGGCGATAATTGCCGCTCGCGACTTCCACCGCGTTGCCGTTCGTGAGTTTTGTCACAGTCAGCAGGTCTTCGCCGTAAAGCATCAGATCCTGCCCGTCGGTGCAATTCTCGCCGAAGTATTTCGTGGCGGTGACGGCTGTGAATGTTCGTCCGGTGTAAGCATCAATCAAGCCTTCCGCACGCGTAATCAGATCGCCAAGTAGATTGTCGTCCACCACCGTCGATGCAATGCCCAAATAGTCTTTTACTTGTACGGAAGTTGCGTATGCCATGTTACTTGACCGCCTTTACTTTCGACGTGGCTTTGTTGCCCACGATCTTGATTGCCGGTTCGTCTTCAATCAAGGCGGCATAACCCGCGCGAATAAAAGCATCAACCGATTCGTCCGGCAACTCCGCAATTCCTGGCTCAAACTCGTGGGCTTTGCCCTCAATCTCAAACCGGAATGGAACTAATATTTTGACTTTCATCATTACTCCAATCGAGGGTCTTGGGGCGGAGCTGAGCCCGCCCCTTCTTGACCCCCACAGATTTAGAGGATGATCGCCTGAGTTGCGGCGGTCTTCGGGAACGTGCCCGATCCTTCGTACAATACGGCAATTGCACCAACGGTCACATTGGCAGTACCGCAAGCGGCAACTGCTTTCTGGAACGGTTTGGCAGGATTTACGGGCATGTCGATCGCATAGACCTTGCCACCGCCAGACGCTGCTAAGACCTGAGTCAAAGCTGCTCCAGTTACATCGGCAGCAGATGACATACCGGTTGCGGAGTCCTCTTGCACCTTATAATCAAAAGTGCCGGTTGCTGTCATCGCGCCAACATTGACAATGTGGCAGATGCGGTCAAAACCAGTGCAGTCAATCTCAGTCTCGGTCAGTGCCGTATTCGAAGTTACAGGCGCAACCGATTGGACAATTTTTGTTCTTCCTAATAGGTTCATTGTTTATCCCCTTTCAGGATTATGAATGCTGTGTCAGGTATTTGAAGGCGAGGGTCTGAAGTACAGCGCCACCGAAGCGCTGCTTGACGAACAAACCAACCTGTCCATTTGCCTGGTACAGATAGGGGTTGCGGCTAAGCGTGACGCCCTCGCGCTCTGCAAACGCGTACATGCTGAAGTCGCCGAATGCAACGGATTTTTGAGCCGATGCCACACCACCCATGTCGGGAGCGATGTAAGCGGGATAGCCCATGAAATCGCCGCCAGCAGGTGTGTTGATGAACTGGAACGCGTTTCCAGTCAACCCTTGCAGGTAGAACTTGGTAGCGCCCTTCATCAGGAAGCCGGAGCTTGAATTGTGATAGGGTGATTCAACTGTTCCCATTGCCGAAATCAGTTCAGCGGCAGTGATGGCGGTTGCGGATGCGGTAGTAATGCCGGAAGCAGTCGCGCCAGCCACGATACCCTGAGGCATACCAGTGCCAGTGCCGATTGAGCAGTAGTAGTTTTCAGCAGCAGCAGAAGCACGCGCTACAACGGAAGCGATGTAGGCTTCCAAACCAACGGCGTCGCCATCCAACATTTCTTCCGAGACTTTGACCATCTTGGTGAACTTGTGAATAGTCAGCGCAACCTGCCCGAACACCGGCTCATTTTCGTCGTAGGCGGCTTCTTCAGCGGTCACAACTAACTTGGTGCCAGCGGTGGCTTCGGTTGGGATGAGGATGCGGTCGTGATTAGTCACCAAGCGGGTCACGGGAGCGCGCCGAACAAACGACAATTCCTGTCGCTGCTCAACAATGCGATTATAGAAATCGTCAGGCACAGCGTAACCGCCTTCAGTGTCGGTCTGCCCCTGCCATGCGGCCTTGAGTTCCAGATCGTTACCCTTGAAACCGCGAGGATTATCGCCCTGAGCCCAAGCCAGCATTGCTTTGATAAACGAGGGAGATTCCTTTGCCGCTTTGACGGTTGGAACGCCCTTGACCTCGCCGGGAGCTGCTTTCAGCTCTTCCAGCAAGGATTTCTTCATGGATTCAAATTCTGCTTTGATATCCACTTTTGGCTCTTCAGCCTTTACTTCTTTTTCGACGATAGGTTCGTCCATTTTTTCCTCCATTGGAAATTGTGAAATTGTTAGATTAGTTTTGGCTTCAATCTCGTCCTCAACCGCATCCACTGTCGCAATGACCTCTGGGATTGCCTCTGTGATAGACTCGCTTTTCGCCTCGATAACGGCGTATTCATTCGCCGGTTTTCGCCATTCGTTCGTGTCAAATAATGCCAGCTCGCCAACAGGCCACACGTCAATCAAGCCGCCTGCGCTTTTTCGTACCAGGTGACTCACAGCGCCGGAAGAAGCGCGCAAGGTTTCAACTCCCGCGTCCAGTAAGCGCTTTGCCAGCGGCTCGCTCTCATCCAGCATCGGCTCAAACCAATGCCCGCGTGAGTCTTTGCCAGAATAGACCGCCCTGCCAATCAGAGCCGGTTTTTCCTGCTTCTTGCCCGGCTCTTCAGGGTCAAAGCCATGATAGTAGGTCAAATTTACGTAATCGCCGGATTTCAGCCAGATTTCGGTCTGCTCATGAAACGCCTCGCCATCAGCGTCACGCCCTTGCAACTGTCCGCTGTAAGGTACTCCCAAAACGCGCCAGCCCGGATCCACGTACTCTGAGTCTGCTTTTATGCGCTTCTCAGCATCCAGCTCCATCGGCTCAATGAGCGTGTCTGGTACTTGTATCTTGATTGCTAATTTATCCGACATTCTTCACCTCTTGATTCAATGCGTTTGTAATGTTCTTGATAATTTCCGGTCTTCTTACATCCAACGCGCCCTTTTCAGTCACCCATCCGCTCCACTTATGGCGCGTCACCTGGCTGTCCCAGCCCTGCACCATGTCGGCATAGCTCATGTTATTTTCAACAGTCGAAGTCAAGCCATCCAGGCTGCTGCTCACCGCCCAACTGTTTGCCAACTTTCGCGTGCGCTTGTAAGGTACGCTGATTTCGCCGCTCTTCATCTTCGCGAAGAACGCGCGCCGTACTTTGTCATTCGTCTTGATCAGCGGGTTAGGCGAGTACACCTTGCTTGGATACTTACGCAAATAACGCTGCACCAGTACGCCCTGCTGACTTATCACCGCCCTCACGCGGTTGAACTTCGCCAGCGTGTCCAGCTTTGCGACCAACTCCGCCGCGCCTTCAACTGTGATTGTGAACGCCATTACTCGCTCACCTTCGGGAACTCCCAGCCAACCCCACACCTGCATCTTGGATGCGCCGGTGGATATTGCCCGTTGGTAATCGGCTTTTCATTGCGCGGATTGCAGATCGGACAGACACGCTCGTCATTCGCCGTCATCCAGATCGGGATCATGCGCTGCCCGCTTTCACGTTCCAATTGATCGACATACGCACGCTCGCCCTCCACAACCGCGCGCGTTGTCTCGGTCACGGCTATCATCTCAGCACGAACAGGCGAGTAATAACTCTGCAAACGCTGACTGATCTCGCGGATTGTCAAACCTTCCTCGTAGCCTTGCCCGATGATTTCGCCAACTTGCCGCGCGTTTGCCAGCATTTCGGCGGTTATATCCTGCCTGTTGCGCCACATTTCGCGCAATACCTGCTCGGTGTGAGTGCGCGCCCAATTGACCGCTTGATGATTGATGTTATCCAGGCTAACTCCGATGCCAACACTCATCATCACATTTGTAGCTTGCGTTAGATAAACGTCTAACAGCACCGGCTCAACGTCATGCTGGATTGTGCGCCAGCCGTTCTGCCAGTACTCAGGCGGAACGTTTTCCAGACGCGGCGGATCGCCCAGGTAGCCGAGCAGCTTGTCAAGCTCGCTCCGCAGCCCGCGCCCCACCAGCCGCGCTAACTTGCGCTCAATCTCTTCGCGGTTTACGAAGTCCATTACGGGTAGCCCCTCCACGCAATAATCGAGTCAAACACCCTTTTCACGTCCTCAACCGTTTTCACCGTTTCCAGCGCACCATCAATTGCCCCGTGCAAACTTGGCTCAATAATGCTCGATTCAAACTCCCTGATCGGCTTACCCTCCTTGACGCGCTTCTCGGCGAACTTCTGCCACTTGCGCAATTCTTCATCCTGCGGCTCCATGCCACCGTCACGCCGCTCGTCCAGTTGGTCTTGGTGCGAGTTCAACATAGAGGATTGCTCATCTGACAGTTCGTAGCCAGCCAACTCAAGCGCGACCTCAATCGGCAAGCCAGCCGTAGTCAATTTGTTCAGCAGGTCGGCGCGGTCGTTCTCGTCTTCCTGGAATAAGTCCATTTCGTTGAATTTGAACTCAATCCGCAAGCCGTCACGCGCCAATAATTGCGTGTTCAAAGCATCCGCAAACAGCCGTGCTCTTGGCTTGACCGTATCCTCGTAGAATGAGAGCCGGTCTTCCTGCGCCGTTGCGAAGTTAGCCGCCTCACTGTCCAATAATGTCTGCTTGATGCCAAATGCCACCGCAATATTGTCTTTCGCAATGTCGTTGAGTTCCGGGAATGAAAGGTCTTTCAATGGCGGAGTGAGGGTGAAGGGATTGATACTGCCAGCCCTTACACCCAGCACGCGAAATGCGTTCTTGACCGCCGTAGCAGAGCGCTTGAACCAGTTCTGAATGCGCTCGATCTCATTGCGGTCATTCGTGTCAATCCCAAGCAGAGTGACCGGCATTGCCCCGCCCTCAAAGTACATTTCCGGGAACTTCGAGATGGCATAAAGCAACTTCGCGTCAATCTTAGAAGCGATAGCCGCCCCTACGCCCGGCAGGACGTCCTGGCTCGGATCGTACTCCGCAAGGTAGAACATCTCATACGTGCCAGCGCGCAGATCATTCTTCCACGTTGCCCCGCTGCTATTCTGCCGGAAGTCCAGAATGCCGTTAGCGTACTTGACGCTCATGTCAAACGGATTGCGGTAGCGGATATCCTTGCGATAGCCGGACTTGTTCGTCACCAGTTCGCCGAATGCCGCGCCGGATAAAAGGCACGATGCTTCCCAGCGCCAAAGCAGCTCGCCCAACTTGGTCGGGTAAGGCCACTCAACCTCGTTCTCTTCGCCCTTGTAGATATTGACCGGCACGCTCGAAAGCGCGTCACAGCGCAATTGAATCGCTCGGAATAATATCGGCACGCGCTTATACAGCGCAGCTACGGAATCAGGCACGCCGTCCGATGTCAGGAGGTCTACCCAGCCGGGCACGTTTGTTATCGTCTTATAAGTCTCTGCCATATTATTTCGTCCCTAATCCATCCAAAGTATTACTTGTGATCCTGATAACCCGTGCCAGGCAATAGCCAGGCTCATCACACAGTCGTCATGCATCCCAGCCGGAGCAGAGTAGCTGAACCCGCCCGACGGATTCCGCTTGCTCTCGAAGCTCAATAGCTCTCCCACCAGCACCGGGTCATTCACGATCTTTATCTGCGCATTCTCAAACGCCGCTTGCAAGCCCTGAACAATGGATTGCTTCGTAGCGCTTGTCGTTGTAAACGCTATAATTGCCAACCCTCTGCTTACCAGCTCGTCAATAACCGGCCTGCCTATGCTGTTAGACTCAACAACCATCGAAGTCAGGTGATAGCGGTGGTAGACACTTTCCAGCCGATCAATCAGCACCGGATAATCCACCCGGTTGAACCTGTCAAGGTAGACCATTTCTTTCGATTCTGCATCCAGCACGCTCACAACCGTAAAATCCACGCTCGAAGCCACATCCACGCCAGCCACGTACTGCCGCCCGTTCTCAGGCTCGCGCGGTGAGAGGACTGCGGCTTCATCAATGCGACGAAACACAGAGCCTTCCGCGTCAACAAACTCGCCAAGCCATTCCTGCCTGTAAGTCAATTCATTCACGCGCCCTTTTGCGCGCTCTGCGGCTTCCTGAATGCGTTTGTTAGGGTTTGCTTTTGATGGGGCAGTCCACGACATTTGATAAACGCCGTCACCAATGCCACGCTGGAACTCTTGCCAAAACCAGTTCCGTCCGCGAGGGGTGCTGATTAGAATTGCATCACCATCTAAGTCCGCAAGTGTAGGTTGGATTGCGCTTGTCCACGCTGTTTCTGATATACGCGCCGCTTCATCCAGAATTACAAGATTGAAGTTCTCACCTCGCACGCTGTCTTCGTTATCCGCTGAATGTATGCCAAAAACTCCGCCATTCACAAACTCAATCGTGCGCTCTGTTCTGTTCACACTTGCCAGTTTTGCTTTGCGTAAAGGTGCAACCGCATTTTCAGCGAAACGCCAAAGCGAACGCCCGTTTTTGTAGGTAGGCACAATCCATGCGACACTTCCGCCCTTTGCGGCTGTGGCAAGAGATATTGCACCGCCCAACACGGTTTTACCCCAGCGTCTCCCCATCGAAAGCACTTTCACCTTCGCTGGATGATTCGCTATTTCCCATTGGTCGGGGCGCAAGATTGGCAATTGCAGATCGATAATCTACTCCAGTTATCCCAATCGAATTGATATTTTCGCCATTCGTGGTTAGATCAACCTTTTGCTGTGGTAGTCCAATCAGGTGATCTGAAAGCCACTTACGCGCTTGCGCATCACCTTTCTTAGCCAACCTAACAGCGGCTTTGACTATGTCAACCCATTCATCCTCAGTAACAGCAGAAACGGTCAAGTCGTAAAACTTGACCTCACGTGTTTTAGGCAACCGCCCTTTCGGGTTTCCTACGCCGCCTTTCACAAATCTGCCTTTTTCGTCTCGTAGTGTCATCCGTCAACTTCCAACTATATGGACTATTTTTCCTCGTTGACCATAACGACTTTGACCATGCCTTTCAGCCAGCCCATCATCGTTTGAACTTGCGGTAAGCAATACTCAGGCACGTTCAGCACGATGTTGTAAGTCCCGTCAGCCATTGACTTGACCTGCCGCATCTCGGCTTCGAACTCAACCGCTACCGGCTTCGTTGCCAAACGACCCTCGTCTTTTCAACCATCCTGCTCCACGTCCACAAGCACTCGCGGTCGCCAGCCTCAGCACGCGCCAGCGTGACCCGCCAATAGAGCGCGGTCAAAACTGCGCCTCGTGCAGCTCGCCCTCTAACTCCTGGACCCGCTCGCGCAAGGCGGACAGTTCCGTCTCAAGCGCAATCAGCCGCGCAAGCAGCAACTGGTAAGCGCCGTCAATTACTGGCATCGTCACCGCTCATAGCGTCAATGCGCGAGGTAAGCTCCGCGACCTGCTTTTCCAGTTCACGAATGCGCTTGTCTTTGTTGTTGACTATCTTGCTCAACTTATCGACCTGCGTCTGCAAATCAGCATTTTCCTGTTGTAAATTCACAATGAGTGCTTCCCTATCTGATAACGCAGAACGCAAGCCCGAAACTTGCGCCTCTAATAATTCCACCTTCGCGGCTAACTTGTCCGCCCGCTCATTCAAAGCATTGATGCGCGTCTCGTAAGCCTGTGACAGCGTTGCAACGCAGTCCGCCGCAACCTTTTTCCGGTTGGCAATCGCGTTCACGATCACCGCCCCAAGCCCGCCGCCTCCGAGTACAGCCGCGATAATGACAGCCCAATCGCCCCCCGTCATTCAACACCCTCGTAGCCAGTCGGTGTTTCGTCGTCGCTATTGAAGAGCTCCAACACCGCTTTTTCAATCGCAGCGTCAATCAGGTCAATGTCGGTAGTAATGTGATTAGCCTCAAGCCAGGCTTCGGCAATTTGAATTGCGTACTGCTTTTTGTCCTTGATCAACTCCGCAGCACCCGCCTGTTCCGCAGCCTGCACCGCGAACACCGCAGCCTGTTCGACCAAATCGGTCACGCTCGGATAGCGGAGTTTTAGGTCGTTCCATAGCCGCTTTGCGTATGCCACAGCCGCGCTAACTATCACCACCGCAAGAGGCGGTAAAATCGCGATCAAAATCGCTTCAATGACTTTTGACAAAATTGGCATCCATTCCATCCGTTAGCCTCCGTGCTGTTCGCGTTCCTGGTATAAGTGAGTTTCAGTGCGGCAACCATTCAGCTTGAATTGCGGGCTTGCCTGCACGATTCCTTCGTTCACGTCAATCGAGAGATGCAGATAATCACGCTCACGATTCAATTCAGCCTGATAGTTCTGCATCCAGTCTTTCAGCCATTCATCCCATTTGGACGAATCACTGCCGTATTCAATAACGCAGCTGGCGCACAGCTGCCGGTTATGCGGGATAGGTTTGCCGCAAACACAATTTCGCATCATCAATGTGCTCCTATTCTCTATGCAGTTTCAGAAGGTTTTTGTGCATTTTTGCTAAAATTCGGCTAACAGTTGAATGATTACACCCCACTGCCGCCCCGATTTCTTCCTGCGTATGCCCGCTTGCATACAGATACACAATCCGCTTGTCACGCGCTTTCAGCCCTTCTAACATGCGCTCGAAATCAATCTTGCGCTCTATGCTTTCCAAGTCCTCTGTTCCAAACAAATCACTGATTTCCATTTCGCCTCCTGAGCGATGAATCAAAAAAGCCCGAACCTACGCTCTATGCGTAAATTCGGGCTGCTATCCGATTAGGCTGTTTAGTTGTTAGGGGTAAAACTTAGTTCATTTTTACTCTGGTAATTTTCTCGGAATAAACAACAATATTGGAATAAGGATCATAACCAAACTTTACGTAATACACATAGGAACCATCGCTCCAAGCATATCTGTTTGTTTTTATTTCTCTATTCCCTATTTTAAGAATGCTGCTATAAGAACTCAATTTGTAAGCCTTAGTCTTTGCATTTATCCAATCCTTAAGCTTAAATAGGTGCTGCGCTATCAACAGCGCGGCTTCATCGTCTATACACTTGTTTGAGTCTGCAAGTTGTACGATTGTCAAAAAGGGTTCGGAAAGTGGCTGTTTCATGTAGTGACCTCCGCCTTGACCTGATTATAATGCACCAGCAGCCGCTTCAAGTAGCAGTCCGCCAGCGAATAGTGAAACCCGTGCCCACACTCGCACACGCCGTCAATATTGCGAACCAGCCCGTTATCCTGCACGATCAGCCCATCATCGTTGACTGTGAATAGCACCTTGCCGCACTTACAACAACGAACGCGCTTCATCTTGCCGCCTTTCTGCGGATACCCTGCTTCACAAACCACGTTGACACCGCGCTTGCGTTCCGGTCGTTGATCCCGATCTGCTGCGCCATCCAGAAGTACGATTTACCCTCGTCCGCCCACGCGAACAGTTGCGCTCGGTTGGCTTCAATGCGCTCATTGCTGGAAAAGTGCGTTTTCATTTTTGCTCCCATTCAACCAAAAACATGCTTTGCCGAATGTCTTCACGATATCTGGTAAACTCGGCTTGATAGACAATTACATTTTTGTCGGAGCTAAGTTCCCATAACTGTCCCGAAGTCAACTCACACATCCGTGAATATTTGTGCGTTTTTTTCATTCCTGCACCTCCGGTGGTGCAACATTGCCGATTTTTCTGCCACAACCTGAACAAACGATTGAGTTCATCCGTATATCTGATTTGTCACTGCCGCAAAATTTGCATGCTGTTGCTTCGGATTCCTGCACCTTACTTCCGTTCGTTGACAAGCCCTTCCAGAAATCTAAAAGTTGAGTTACCCTTCCATTTTCCTTGCGCAACATCTCGCAAGCATCTTCTAAAACCTTGTTACGATGTTCAAGCTCGGCAATGCGGGATTCGTAAAATGTAATCAAACTCAGCAATTTTGCTGCATCTTCCGCATCGCCCTCAAAACCACAGCCAACATTGACTGCAATACTCAAAGCTTTCTTGAATTTATCACTCATCTCTCACGCTCCTTCTCCGGTGTCCATTCATAGATAATCTTCGCATCCTTGCCACTATGCAAGCGCCATGTCTTGCCTTCAAACGACGGAACAAGCCCTGACTCCCACAGCTTGACTGCAGACGAGAAATCGTGTTCGAAGTCAATGGCAAAAAACGATGAGGCGTAAGCCCTGACCGAAGCCCAGACCGAAGCCCAGACCGAAGCCCAGACCGAATCCCCGACCGAATCCCCGACCGAAGCCCAGACCGAATCCCAGACCGAATCCCCGACCGAATCCCTGACCGAAGCCCAGACCGAATCCCAGACCGAAGTCCCGACCGAATCCCTGACCGAAGCCCTGACCGAATCCCTGACCGAA